TATAATATTAAAAAAGCACCTAAAGTTATTTTACGTCAGGACGAAAATAATGCTAAAAAGATGTTTGGTAGAACTGCCTTTTATTCTCCAAGTGAGCGAAAAATAGTTTTATTTATTACAAATAGACATCCAAAAGATATTTTAAGATCATTTTGTCATGAAATGATTCATCATGTACAACATGAAAGAGGAGATTTAGAAATGGGTGATGCCTCTGACCCAAAATATGCTCAGGAAGATAAACATATGAGAAGAATGGAGATGGAAGCATATTTAAAAGGTAACATGTTACTTAGAGATTTTGAAGATAATTTTAAATACGAATAGTTATGAGTATATTAGGAAAAATGTTTAGTGGGGGAGCAGCAGACCTTATAAACAGTGTAGGAGATGTAGTAGATAATTTACATACTTCTAAAGAAGAAAAATTAGCTGCACAACATAAAATAAAAAAATTAGTTGCTAGTTACGAGGTTGAGATGGAAAAAAACATCACAGATCGTTGGAAAGCAGATATGAATTCCGATTCATGGTTAAGTAAAAATGTAAGACCAATGATTCTTATATTTTTAGTTGTTTCTACAGTTTTAATGATATTTATTGACGCAGGAACAATTCAGTTTACAGTTGAACAAAAATGGACTGACCTGTTACAATTAGTTTTAATTACAGTAATTGGTGCCTATTTTGGTGGTAGGTCATTTGAAAAATCTAAAAAAAGTAAATAATATGAATTGTAATTGTAAAATATGTAATTGTGGAACAAGTTGCGAATGCACTTGTTGTAGTTGCTAAAAAAATATAGTCCGATTCATAGCCGGACGATTTAAAAAAATAATTATGGAGCTGTGGCCCAATCCTTGGATTGGGTCACTTTTTTTTGTATATTAACTAAAAATAATCAAGTATGAATGAAGTAGTAGTAATAGTAGGAGCAGGCGTTGCTGGTATTAATGCAGCAACAAAATTAATAGATAATAATTATAAGGGTAAAATTAAAATTATTGATATGGGTAAAAACCCATATGATAGATTGCCCGAAGAAGTAATGACAGGTATGTTAGGTGCAGGTGGTTGGTCTGATGGTAAACTAACTTATCACACCTCAATAGGTGGTCAATTATCCAAATATTGTGGGGATGAAAAGGCAATGGAATTAATGGATCAAGTTATTAATAATTTTAAAAGATTTCACCCTAAACCAGAAGAAGTACAATGTTCTAATCCAGTAGCAGAACCAGATTTTATTAAGCCATATTTTGGGTTAAAATTATTTCCTGTATGGCATGTAGGTACAGATTATTTACATGAAATTGGTAAAAATTGGTATAATTATTTAAAAGATAATGGTGTTGAATTTTATTGGGAATGGAGAGTAAAAGAAATAGATTTCAAAACTCGTAATCTTACTATGACATCCGAAAAATATCTTCAAATGGATGATGATTGGATATTTTTTGATAAATTAATATTTGGTGTAGGTAAATCAGGTATAGATTTTGGAAAAAGCTTAGCAGAAAAATATAAATTACCTACAGAACCAAAGTCAGTACAAATAGGAGTACGTTTTGAAGCACCACAAAAACATTTTCAAAAATTAATTGATGTATCTTATGATTTTAAATTATATAGAAAATATGATGATAAAGGTGTATCACTAAGATCATTTTGTACAAATAATAATGCAGCTTATGTTGCTGCTGAACATACTTATGGGGATATTAGTTATAATGGACATGCTAAAAAAGATCCATCCTATAAAAATGATATGACTAATTTTGGTATATTAATGGAAATTAGAGGTATTAATAAACCATTTGATTGGTCAAGAGAAGCAGTTAAAAAATTACAAATAGAGGGTAAAGGATTATTTTATTCACCATCAAATAGAGTTCCTTCAAAAACATCAGAGGGAGATTATGTAAAATGTTATGTTGTAGATAATATGGATGTTTTATATGATGCTATAGGTGATTATGCTATTTATATAGAAGATTTTATTGAAGATATGAAAAAAGTATTCCCTACATTAGGTAGTGATTGGGGTATTTATATGCCCGAAGTAAAATATTTATCACCAGAACCCTTAGTTAATTATAAAGATTTAAGTCTTACTAGGTTTCCTAACATATATTTTGTAGGTGATGCATTGTCAGCAAGAGGTATAACAGTTTCAGGAGCACAAGGTACATATGTTGCTGAGGCTATTTTAAAAAATTAATATGAACGAAACACAAAAAGAAAAATTTGATAAAATTCAAAGATCACTTAATCCAAAAACAAAAATAAGAAATGTTTTTAAAATTGAGTCAGATGGAACAAAAACAAAAGCAAAAGTTATAGATACGGGTGATAGAGCAATATTTCATTGTGAAGAAGGTCCAGCATTAACTAATGAGGGACAAAAAAGAAAAGAATATTATTTAAATGGTATTGAATATGATTACGAAACTTGGAATGAAATTATGAAAGGTAAAGAAGGGTTACCTTGGTATAAAAACCCTGCATTTAAAGGAACAGCAAGATTTTAATATGAAAATAGGTTTTTGTGGAACAATGAGTGTAGGTAAAACTACATTAGTAAATGAATTAAAAAAATTATCTGAGTTTAAGGATTATACGTTTAGAACAGAACGTTCTAAATATCTTATGGAATTAGGAATACCTTTAAACACAGATAGTACTTTAAAAGGTCAATTAGTTTTTGCTGCTGAAAGAGCAAGTGAATTAATGCAAGAAAAAATTATAACTGATAGAACAATAGTTGATGTAATGGCTTTTGCTAATTTATCTAAATCTATGGAGGCACATGAAAAACATTATTTAACTTCTACTTTATATTATTTAATAAAAGAATATGATATTTTATTTTATGTTAGTCCTGAAGGTGTAAAAATAGAAGATAATGGTATAAGAGAAACAAATTCCAATTATAGAATATCTATTGATAAAGAAATAAAATCTATATTACAAATGTTTAGAGGTAATGCTATTACTATTAAAGGTAATACTAATGAACGTATAGAACAAGTTAAAAAAGCTACAGCTCAATACGTATAATCGTATGGCAAATTCTAATATAAAACAAATCATAAAACAGGAGTATATTAAATGTGCTAAGGATCCTGTATATTTTATGAAAAAATATTGTTTTATACAACATCCTACTAGGGGTAGAATACAATTTAATCTTTTCCCTTTTCAAGAAAAAGTACTAAGTTTATTAAATAAAAATGATAGAAGTATAATTTTAAAATCAAGACAGTTAGGTATATCAACATTATCAGCCGGTATTTCATTATGGATGATGGTATTTCAAAAAGATAAAGCTATATTAGTAGTTGCAACTAAACAAGATACTGCAAAAAACTTAGTAACAAAAGTAAAATTTATGTATGATAATTTACCTTCATGGCTACAAATAGGATTTGTTGAAAAGAATAAATTAGCATTAAGATTAAAGAATGGTTCTCAAATTAAAGCAGTATCGGCAGCAAGTGATGCAGGTAGATCAGAAGCAATTTCTTTATTAATTATAGATGAAGCTGCTTTTATTGAGGAAAATAGAATAGAGGACATTTGGGGTTCATCACAACAAACATTATCAACAGGAGGTAAGGCAATTGTACTTTCTACACCTAATGGAACAGGTAATTTTTTCCATAAAATGTGGGTTAAGGCTCAAGAAAACCAAAATGGATTTATACCTATAAAATTACCATGGACTGTACATCCAGAAAGAAACCAACAGTGGAGAGACCAACAGGATGCTGAGTTAGGGGGAAGAATGGCAGCTCAAGAATGTGATTGTGATTTTACAACATCAGGTAATACTGTATTTGATCCTGAACTTTTATCTTATTATGAAAAAACATTTATATGTGATCCTGTAGAAAAAAGAGGTATAGAAGGTAATTTACATGTTTGGGAGTATCCAGACTATACAAGAAAATATATGGTTGTAGCAGATGTAGCCAGGGGAGATTCTAAAGATTATTCTGCATTTCATATAATTGATATAGAAGAAGCCAAACAAATAGGTGAATTTAAAGGTCAAATTGGCACAAAAGAATATGGTTACATGTTAGTAGCAATAGCTACTGAATATAATAATGCTTTATTAGTTATTGAAAATGCTAATATAGGGTGGAATACAATTCAAATAGTAATAGATAAAGGTTATCAAAATTTATATTATTCACCTAAGGGGGAATCCGGGACAAATGCTGAGGCTTTTTTAGCTAAAGGATATGATGTACTAGATACATCTAAAATGGTACCTGGTTTCACAATGAGTATGAAAACTCGTCCTTTGACTATAGGTAAATTAGATGCCTATATGAGAGAAAAATCCATAATAATTCAAGGTAAA